CTTCAGTACTATTACTGCTGTCGGGCCTGGCCTGACTCCGCAGTTTAGGAAAGAGTGGTTGGCCTTCGTGGTCAATCGGTTCCTTCCGACATTGGAGGTCCACACGGGAACGGCGTTACGAGGCATCACAGCCAGTGATGTATTAGGGCGCCCTGAGCCTTTTGTGATACACTCGTCTTCGGCAGATAGCACGAAGCTTGAGTACACTGTCCCTGGGAAAGATGAAGCTGAGACTCATACTCTGTATGATAGCTCTTTCGCTTCCCGGTTTAACTCAGCGAGCCGCTGGGTTAATGGTTCGTGGGGTTGGGACCTGTTCGTATTCCTGTCTTTTCTAAAGTCAGGGGTGGGAACAACCCAATCACTATGGACTAAGATGGAGGTAACATCTGAGATCGCTCCTAGATGGAGAGGACTCCGGCCTTGGTACCCTGGGACCAAATTTCCTCAGGAAGTTCCCAGAGACTACTCGGACCGTGGTTCCTCCCTCAATGGGCGACTCGCGTGTTTACCCGAGCCTGCCGGAAAGGTGAGAGTGGTGGCGTTAGTCGACTACTGGACACAGTGTGCGTTAAGGCCGCTGCACGATTGGTTGTTTGAGATACTTCGGGAGATCCCCCAAGACGGGACTTTTGATCAGCTATTGCCGGTCAAAAGGCTCCTATCAAAGGTTAAGGATTCTACCGTTATATATTCGTATGACCTTAGTGCGGCGACTGATAGATTATCTATCAAGGCCCAAATGCTTCTGCTAGTAGGTGTGTTCGGTCCGAAATTTGCCGTGGCGTGGAAACGCCTGTTGGTTAACCGGGTCTACCATGTGTGGTCTAAGACCGCTAGTGGGAAACTTGGTTATGTTCCTTTACGCTATGCGCAAGGACAGCCAATGGGCGCGTACTCGTCATGGGCAATGCTCGCTCTGACACATCATGCGATGGTACAGTTTTCGGCGTATAAGGCAGGGAAACCTGACTGGTTTAATCGGTATGCAGTCTTAGGGGATGACATAGTCATCGCCGATGATGCAGTAGCCAAA